AAGAAGCAGCGGGATACAACGTCCTCTAAAAAGGCAGACGTTGTGTCTGGAACTCTGGATTCTGTCCACCAGTCTATTGTGACCGGAATACGTGACGAAACAACGAACATACATGGATTAAGGGCACAATTAGAAACGATGAAATCTGATATTGAAGTATTGGATAAATCGTCAGCATTGCCGGACATTTTAAAGGCGTCCAAGATTCGTGAAGAGATGAAGGAGTTGATGGAACGATTAGATCAGACGAATCCGTTAACAGATTACTACCTCAAGAATGCCGATATCATGTTGAAGTATTACGGTTCAGGAGAACGAGTTCAGCAATCGACTGCTCCGACCGATCAAAATACGTTTGCAAAGTACCTTTACCAGAACACAACCGAAAATGCCGCTCCATCTAAAAAGAAGTTGTTTGACGAGTTTGCGGCTCGTATGAAACTGAATACTGGTGAACCCGCTGAAGTCAAGAAAGCACTCACGGAACACTGTGACAAATGTAATATCGCGCGCGAAGAGTCGAGTGACGAAGGCATTCTAGTATGTCCTCTATGCGGATCAGAAGAGTACATGCTCGTCGTGTCTGACCAACCTTCATTCCGTGATCCTCCAAAGGAGCGAAACAATTACGCGTACAAGAAGATCAATCACTTGAACGAGATTCTAAACCAGTTTCAAGCAAAAGAGTCTACCATCATTCCCAATGAAGTGATGAACGAAGTTGTCTTGGAAATCAAGAAGCGCCGCATCCAGAACGTTGCGGAACTGACAGAAAAGGATATGCGCGAAATCCTAAAAAAGCTGAATAGATCCAAATATTACGAGCATGCTACTCATATCATATCTCGTTTGAACGGTAACCCTCCTCCTACAATTACTCCTGAAATTGAAGAAAAAATAAGAGCTATGTTCCAGGAAATTCAAGCGCCTTTTTTGATTTACTGTCCTGACGACCGAACCAATTTTTTGTCCTATTCGTACATTCTCTATAAGTTCTTTGAACTCCTAGAGTTAGACGAGTACAAGGTATACTTTCCTTTGCTAAAAAGCCGAGACCGTCTAATATCTCACGACGCGATCTGGCAGAAAATTTGTGATTACTTGAAGTGGGAGTTTATTCGAAGTGTTTAATGGAGCGCGCGCCACACCATCTTGTGCGTCAGCATCCAAGCAACACCGAATACGACGGCGTGCGTCAGAGCAACCGTCTGCTTTGAGCCACCCGGGGGCAGAGACAGGACAGTGCCGGGGGTCAGGATGTAGAAGAGCGCAGCAGCGTAGAGAGCCATCCACCACATGATTGTATACTTTAATCTGGGATAAAATTCAAATGGCACGGAAGGGAGGATTACTGACATCTACGGGTGTAAAGACGTTGACGCCATCATCATTAGGACTTGCACGGTCCGAAGCCGATGCGGTTGGCATGAAGTCATTTGGTCCTACCACGGTCCGCCGTAACGGAGGTAAGGGGCGTAAGGGACGCAAAGGTCGCAAGACTCGCAAGGCAACTCGCCGTCGTCGGTAATTAAATGATAAGGCTTTCACATTATTTTCTTTTTGAAGAACATATCAATGATTAGTCGCTGGGGGTATCATCTCATTGTAGATGCTGCCAACTGCGTTCCTAGCTCCATCCGTTGTGCCCGTAATATTGAACAGTTTACCCACACGCTCGTTAAGCGCATCGACATGGTCGCTTACGGCAAACCACAAATCGTTATGTTTGGAACAGGCAATAAGAAAGGATACACACTTGTTCAGCTTATTGAAACGTCAAATATTACCGCCCACTTTGTCGAGGAGTCGAATGATATGTACCTTGATGTGTTTTCGTGCAAGCAGTTCGATCCGTCTGTCGTAGAAGCTGTACTTAATAAACACTTTTTACCCCAGAACGTCAAGTCTCGTTACCTTGAGCGCCAGGCCGAGCACAAGGAACCGCCTGGATGGTAAAAAATTGGAGAGGATGTTTCCATCCAACTCCGTGTATAGGTATGTGCTCAATCGAGCTTTTTGTTGTCGCGAGACCACTTCTCAAAGCGGGCTCGCTCGTCCCGCAGATTCTCAATCTCGGGTCGCATCATGTGATAACTATCCCAGTCATGTGCCATCTTGGCCGCATCTAACTCTGCCTGCATCTCTCGGATATGTATATCCTTTGAAGCAGCCAAATCAGACTCCAAGTAGTACGCAGCATATGTGCTGCGCTGCTTCGTCCAGAAACGGGTCTGATCGGCCAAGTACTTAATGTACTCGACAGCCGTCGGCTCGTTCTTGAACTTCTCGCGCTCATGGGCTACGATCGCCATCTTGTTTGAACAGTGATCCATGTACTTCACGAGGACTTCACCGTCCTCCGGAATCTCTACCACGCGCTCTAGCGGGATACCCCACATGAGCTTGTTTGTCTTGGCGACAGGCGGAACCATATTGGTCCGCGTGTCGACATATCCCACCGCATCATCACCCCAGCAAGAATCCATGTCAAGCACAGGCTCGATAAAAGTTGTCATCTGTGTAGTGTGTAATAAGGCAAGTTGTACTCTTTCTCACCTTACGAAATCCAATTCCGTTTTGCTAGTACGCATCCGTACTATGCCCGCACGTCTGATGAGGATCGCTCTCGTCTACGCAATCACCTGAAGGGCATTGCTTGTATCCCTTAGGGCATTTCGGATTCACTTTTGTATCGGGATTCGTGAATCCTTCGATGCGAGGAAGCACGTACTTCACGAACACGAACAATGCTACTCCGGCAAGAGCAAGTAACATAATCTTCTTCTGCATTTATTTATTACTTAAGGGGAAGATTCTGACGGCTGTGGGACAGCGCCTGAATCTGGGCTATATGTCGCATGGCCCGTAGGTACGCAATCATTGCCCTGCTGGACAAATCCGTTCGGGCACACTGCTCCAAAGTTACCAAACTTCTCAATGTATCCCTTAATATTGACCCAGTAGTACCGCATAACAAACGTTGTGACCACTGTGAAGAGGATCATATGGACTAGAAGAACCGTACGGCGAGACGCAGACTTTGACGGTAGAGTGACCAGGACCCCGGGAACAAACGCAACAAATAGCAGGGCGGAAATGAGCGAGCTGATGATATCCATTTATTATATTACATAAATGATTTCTTCACCCAATTGCGATCCGCCTTGAACGTACGAGACCGACCTTTCGATGATTTCTTGGTGTAGGTAGCAACCGCATTCAGTTTTCGAAATGTGGACAGAGCACCGTACCGCTTTACTGCCTTCTTTAACGCACCGTGCCGGGCCGTCTTGCTTTTCTTGGCAGAGTATCCTACGTTCACCAACTGTCCCTCTTTCAGTTCCCCAATACCTGGACCGTGTTTCTTCTCCCATTTCGTACGACGAGTACGGCGCTTACCGGCATCCATCATACAACCACCCATTTATACCTTCTTCGTGAAAAACGATGGGCAGCACTTCTTGATTTCAGCGACAGCAACCTTCTCGAGCTTCTCAACTTCAACAACCGCAGTCTTCTTGAGTTCGGCCTTAACTAGATCAACGGCCTTAATCACATGGGGCAGAGCATCATCGCACCAATCGATCGCGGCAATGCGTACGGCCACAGGAAGATCCGCTGCCCGAATCTCGGCCTTCAGCTCGTCAACAATCTTCTTGATCTTGTCATCTAGAGACAGCTCGGCCTGTAGTTCCGCCACGGAAATCTTTGATAGTGCCAGCTTTAAAAGATCAGAGGCGTCAGCAAAATCCAAACTCTTACCTGCGGGTGTAACCGTAACCGTCTCTACTGGAACTGCCTTGGTCGTTGCAGACGTAGACGTAGACGCGGATGGTGTATCGGACATTTTGTTACTACTGGATAATTATTCTGTCAAGTTATTCGGCAGTCTGTTTGGGACACGACGAGCATCCAGCAGGCTTCTCGGCTACCTTTATCTGCGAAGAAATGGAGTATCCGTACAGCACCACAACAAGTAAAGCTCCGACTGCACCCAGAATTGTCCACCACGATACCGTAAACATTTATTTATTCTTTAAAGCGAGTTAGAATCCCGAGAATAAACTCGCACTAACAAGTGGTTCTTTAGCTCACTTGGTAGAGCATCTGGCTGTTAGGTATGCCGTTGGCACCGGAAGGTAGTTGGTTCGATCCCAACAAGAACCGTTTTAAGGAAGGTAATAGAGTAAAGAATAATGGAATACGAATCGGATCGTGCACTTAACGAATCAAAACTAGAAGAGGCTAAACGCAAAGCTCTGTCTGATTTTGAAACCTATTTCAACCTGAAAGGTGAAGAGCCAGATACGAGTGGAGTTGAAAAGACTTACCAGTCTCGGATTGATGGTGTTCCAGTCGACGAAGCCCAGGGATTTTGGATTAATGGCGGCAAGATGGGTGGAAAGAAAGACGAACAGATTGGACCTATTCAGCGTGTGTTTGATCACGATTTACCAACTCTTCTAAAAAATGGACCGACCGATCTTCCTAAAGGCGAATGGGCAGAAACAAAATTGACACCTGCCGAAATTGAGGCGCGCTTGAAGGCTCACGATTTCACATTCCCCGAGTTGTTGCCGACATTGGCTTATTACTCACCGGATGGAGCCACTGGGATGAGCATTGATGAATACAACAAGGGAGTCAACATAGGTCCAAATAACGAGCCAGTGTATCGGCAAGTGTTTCCCGAGGATAAAAAGTCAGTGTTCCGATTCGTACGCCTAACGGAGAATAGCTCTTTCGTGGTGAAGACTGGCTTTCATAGTAGGTGAGTATACAGTATAGTATGGGTATTCCTTTTTATTTTGCGAGTTTGATCAAGTCCCATCGTGGCATAACCGACAGCGTAAAACGTGGACTTCCACTCGAAGTTGACGTTTTGGGTGTAGATTTCAATTGTCTGATTCATCGGTATCTCAAGGAAGAGCGCCCCGTTGAATCGATTATCGAAGCATTCGCTTACCTCTTGGAACACGTATGCAAAGCCAAGAAAGTTCTGATTGCTCTGGACGGTCTAGTTCCGTACGCCAAGATCGTTCAACAGAGGTATCGCCGTATGAAGATCAAGGAGGAAACGGCATTTGATCGTAACCTCATTTCGCCCGATACGCCGTACATGCGCGAACTCGAAGCTGCCCTAGTTGCCAAGTTTCCATATGCGGATATTAGCCGTACAACGGCGCCAGGAGAAGGCGAACATAAACTCATTTTGGATATGAAAAATATTCCAGCGGACCAGCGGAAGTCCGTATGTATTTACGGCCTGGACGCTGACCTGATTCTCATTTGTCTCCAAAACAAAGAACTGTCAGATCCTGGCCAAATGCATCTTCTTCGCGAGAGCGCAGAGTTCGATGATCCCAAGCTGAAGACTGCCGAGTTTGCGACCATGAACATTTGGGAATTGTCTACCCAGCTTCCTTTACCAACGGAACAGTACATGGCTCTATCTATGCTGTGTTTCGGCAACGATTTCAT